CTCGGTTATGGGGTAGTCGCCCTCCACGTCTTGGTAAATAACGTCGTCAAGCGCCTCGATCACCAGCTCTGCGCCCCCTATTGCGTCCAGGGTGCCAGGCACCGCCCTGGTGTGGCCTTGCAAGACCAAGACCGACACGCCGGCGGTGCGCCGAGGCTTGTTGGCATACTCGCTGCCAGCGTAGCAGACAACCGCGCAAGGTGCGCCCTGGGACTGCACCAGCAAGGCGGGAATAACCGCGGCAAGCCCCTGGTAGGTGGTGCCGCGGTAAATTTCCGCCGGCATCCCGGCGCCAATGCAGGCGTCGCGGGCAAACTCCAAAAGCGCCTTGATGCGCCGGGTTGTATCGGTTACCGGGTTAGACACTTGAACCTCCCAGCGCCCTCTTGTAGTCGTCAATGCCGGTCGCTATTGCCCTGTTAAGTCTTTCACCGGCTGGAAACCAAGGCTCGGCGCGCTGGCTTACGCGCTTGCGCAAAAGAAATAGTGGCTGCACCTCGCCCTTGGTGTTGCGCGGCTTGCCGAAAAGCATCCGCTTGCCGCTCTTGGTCTTGGCCATAAACAAGTCAAAGCGCATCGCCGCGTCGTCGGCGTCCCAGCGGTTTTCCTTGGCAAGCCCCAGCGGTATGGTCAGCGCCTTGGCCTTGACTGCGCCAGGGCCCTTGCCCGGCGCCTCGATGACGCCGCCGAACTGCTTCTGGGCGGCTGCCTCGTGTGTGGCTCCCACGATGTAGCCCTGCCCCTTGGGCGCATAGCTTACGGAGTTGCCCATCTTGCGCCAAAAGCTGCGGCCTGGTCGGCTGTAGGCCTCGTTGCGCGCAACGTTTGCCACTTCGGCTGCAACACGCCTCAAGAGCTGCGTGCTGGAAAGCGAGCCTGCGATCTTGCGCAGGTCGATGACGGTGTTTTTGACGTCGGCCTTGATCATCAGAAGAATCCCATGCCTGGCGTGTCGGGGTGGAAGTAGCCCCTGGGACTTTGCACTGCCAGCCCGGCAACTGTGCCCTCGGCGGGCAAAAGCCCGGGCAGGTCAATCTTGCCGGCTGCAAGGTCGGTGAGCGTCTTCATGGCCTCGTCGTAGGGTGTCTGCACCCTGCTGGGCAGCTTGTCGCTGCTAGCGCCGCGATCCGCCTCTATCTGCCACAGGCAAATGGTCAGGCAGATGTCGGCCAGCAAAGGGCTGGGCGGTGCGGGCACGGCGTGCTTGACCGCCAGGCGGCTGTCGATGTGCGCGCTTGCCCGCTCGATGTAGTCTGTAAGCACGCGCAGACGGTCCGCGCCGGTCTCAGGCACCCTCTGCCCAAGAACCGGCACGGTCAGTCTGTCTTCAAGCTGCGCGACTGTGCAGTACATCATGCAACCTTGTTCCAGTAGATAAGGTGCGGCATGGCCAGGGCTATCTCGGCGCGCCCGTAGGTGCCGTAGGTAAACTGGCGGTTCATGAAGACCTCGCCGTCCTCTTCACGGTCAATGCGCACCAGCCTGTCCGGACGTTTGCGCATGAAAAGAATCAGCGGCTTGAACGGCTTGCTGGCATCAACCAGATACCAGTCCCGCCCGTTGATCCCGTCCATCTCCAGCGTGTCAACCAGGTTGGCGTTGGGGTTGGGCAGTGTGACAGCCGCGGCGACGTTGCCGTCGTTCTTTATCGGCACGACGCGAATGGGCGACTTGATGAGGTCGGCGGCCTCCACGCGCAGGGCGGGACCGTGCAAAAGCAGCGTGGGCTTGACGTGCAGCAGGTCGCCGGCGTGTCCCTTGTAGGCGCGCATGGTCGCGTAGGTCTCGTTGAAGCTTTCGTAGGAAAGCTCCGCGGTGCCCTTGTTGACTATGGCGTTCTTGCCGTACTTGCGGGTGGTGCCCGTAGCAAAGAAGTCCGCGCCGTCCAGCCATTTGGCCTTGCTGGGGTCGCCCAGCAGCGCGTTGGCAAGGTCGGGACCAAGGTTGGCCGCGTTGGCTGCCATATTGGCAAAAAGCGAGTTGTACAGCCCGTACTGGTCGTCTTCCACATCCTCGCGCTTCACACCGACAGTGTCCTCGAAGTTGCGCGCGCGGATGCTGAGCTTGTCGCTCCTCAGGTTCTTGATTTGCCGCCCGTCAATCCATTCGCGCATGCCGGAGAGCTGCTCCAAAAGCGGCATGTCGATCTGCGCGGTGCTCGCGTTTACCTCCTGGGTGAAGCGCATGAATGTCTGGTCTTTGACCAGCGTCGCGAACGCGTCGCGAAAGATCATGTTGTAGCCCGTGAAAAGGGCCTGCATGTTAGTCCTGTTAATATCCATTTCAGACCCTCCTTATGTCCAAGTGTCCTTGTCGATTGCGAAACGCACCCAGGTGTTGGTTGCCGTGCAGACGTAGAAAAAGTCCTCGTCAACGGCAAAGTCGCCCTTGGCACCGGTAGCCGCCGCGCTTGCCGGCACAGCCACCAGCTGCACCAGCGCAGGCTCTATTGCGCCCAGCGCGGCATCGATGAGGCCGGCCACGCTGCCGTCAGCCTCAAACTCGGCCTCAATCAGCCCCTCGATAGTGGCGCTTACAGCCGCCAGGCCGGCGGCGGCGCCGTCGGGATTCATGCGGGTGTCAACATACACCTCGCCGTCTTCGCTTATGCCGCGCACCAGCCCCGCGGGGCAGTCGCCGCTCTTTTTGACCGACTGGTCATTGGCGGCAAAGCAGTAGCTGCCAACGTCGCCGTCGGAAATGCCGTCCTCATTGCCGTACACGAAGACCCCGCGCTTGAGCAGCACGGACTCGCCGGCGGCGGCGGAATGCTCGGCGCGGCCAATGACGCGCAGGCCCTGAGTGTCAGAGGCCGGCACGATGTAGCCGTTCGCGTTGATGGCGGCAAGCGCCCCGGCATAAATTGTTTCTCCAGCCGCAACGGTCCCCCTGAAGAGATCGCCGACGACTTCCCGCGTGTCGCGGGGCTTGGTCAGTGCAGTGCTCATAATTTGTCCTCCTGTATTTTCTTGATCTGCTCGTCGGTCAGGCTAAGCGCCTTGAAGATGGCCTTTTCCTCGTCGGTGAAAACCTTGGGCTGCTTGTCGTCGGCCTTGGGGGCGTCGCCGGTGGGCACCGTCGCAGCAGGGCCGGGGGCGATAACCGGAGCCTTTTCAGCGTAGTCGTTGAATGCCTTGAGGTCTTTCTTCGCCAGAGCAACAGCCCACTCGCGCTGCGCCTCTATCAGCTTGCCATCGCTGAAAGCCTTGGCGACGGCCTTCTCGGCCTCGATCCCGGCAAGTTTCTCTTCCAGCTGTTGCTTTTCGGCAGCCGGAACCATGCCCTTGATCTTCAGCGTCAGCTCGTCATGGCTTTTGCAGTCATGCAGCGCGAGAAACTCGGTCTGCGCCTTGCCGGCGGCGATAAGCTCCTTGATCTTTCCGAGCACGGCCTCCGCCGTGCCCTTCTCGTCCTCTTTGCCGTCGGCAAGCGCCAGCAGCGTGACGCCAAGCACTTCGGCGATGGCCTTGAGATGTTCGTTCATTTTGGTCTCCGTTTTGGGGTTGCTATCGTCGGCCACCAAAGCGGGGTAGCCGTGAAATGCGGGGTGGTTGGTCAGCGCGACCGAATGCAGTCGCGACGGACGATCCTTGGTAAAAAACAACACTGGCGAATGGTAGCGGTACTCGCGATTGCGCAGGTAGTTCTCGGCCTTCTTTGTCCATTCCACCTTGGCCATAAGCCCCTGTTCGCCCTTGCTTAGCTGGCGTATCCAGCCAGAGGCCGGAGCCTCGCCGCCTTTCAGTGTCTGGTGCTCATAGTCAAACACTATGTCCTTGCCGCGCTTGGCATAGTCGTCAAGTATCTCGTCAGCGTCGGCCTCGCTGAACGAGAAGCTGCCGCGGGTCTCGCCTTTGGTGTACTGGCTTTCGCCGTACCTGATGAGCAACAGCTCCTCCGGCGGTGCGCCTGCGTCGGGCGTGTCGGCAAACTGCACCGGGGCCAGGGTTATGGCGTTTGCTATGTCG